TCATCTAACTCTTGTTTCAACTGACTAGTCAGGGTCACAATCTTTGAAACGAGTGCAGCATCCTGATCAAATTCAAATAGAAGCATTATCGTCTAGGACGACCTGCCGCCGCTAGTGGAGCTTCTTCTTCATCATCTAAATCGGGAATAGGAGGAAGGTCTAGACCAGGTTCTTCTGCCGGTGCTTCCATATCAGCATCTAAATCGGCGCCCATTTCTGCACCTAAATCAGCATCCATTTCAGGGGCATCGGCTGCAAATGCATCTGCTCCACCTTGACCAGTCAATCCGCCTAAAGCAGCCTTCAATGACATTTGCGTTTCTTGCAACGAAGCATTCAATGTAGTTAGAGCCTGGCTAGCAGACTGATTGAAGGTGTCTGATTCGTTAACACCGATTTCGCTTTGAATTGAATCAACGAGGGCTGGAAGTTCTTTTACTAGCATGTCGTTGATATCTTCATACATCTTTTGTACAGTGTCAATCATGTCCTGAGCAGCAAGAATTACTTGTGACTTTTCAACTTCTTCGTTTTCTAGAACGATGCGAGGACTTTTTGCAACTTTCATATGCTGGTTTAATGCCTGTTCCATAAACACCAGCTTTAGATATGCTGGGCTACGCTGTGCATTGTGAAATTCGGATGATCTTTTTGATTCTCCGATAAGTTTTTTAACCTTGTTAAGCATAGTAACAGTCTTTGATTTGTCTAGGGTTGACACATCAAAATCTATTGAAAAGTTTTCTTTCAATGCTTTTATTTGGGTATTTCTTTTATCTAAATCAGTGAGTCTCATAGGTTATTCTTCCATGTTGATATAGTATTTATCATCGGTATTTAAAAATCCGTTGTTTCTTAGTATTAGTTTTTAATTGGTGTAAGGTCTTTGAATTCTTTATGTAGGTATCAATTTCAGCAATTACTAGTTTTCTTTTATAGTAATCTTCCTGTAACTTAATCTTGTATAACAATCTATCACTATCGGTACTTGCAGTCTTCAGCATCTTACGATGAATCGTAGTATCAGTAGTGAGACTAGTTAATTTTAAATCTAGTACGTGTAGTCTACGAGACTGATAATATTTACCGCCGTCGGCTAAAACACACCAAGCTACCGCATGTTTCAGCGATGAAAGCTGTAATTTATTATTACATTGAATGTCCATGACATGGAAATATGAATTCATAGATTCAATTTTAAATCTACCAAACAATTCATATCCGGTTGGTCCATCTACTATAAGAATTCGCATAGCATCGTTAAGTTCTTGATCAAGGAATTTAGCTATTTTAGATACACGATTATTCATAATGCCTCAAAATATATGTTTTGTAGTTCAGATGTAATATCTAGAAACGAAGTAACTCCGTTTATTTGAGTTGGGCAGTTTATCATTGGAACTCCTTCACAATCTTTGTACAATGCACCGTATGGCGTTATGCCATTTTCAAAAACACTTGAATGATGCACTTCAAAATCAAAATTCCAGCAATATGCAGGGAATAATTCATTCTTCATAAATAAGAACCCGAATCTATTTAGATCGGAATCTTCCATTTCAACTTTATTCGGAACACTTACTTGATCCGGCTGAGACCTAAGAGAGATAACTTGTAGTATTGTATCGAAATTACATTGTGTATTTCTTTTTAAAATCCATTCTTGAACATTATCTTCGTTGGGCTTTGACCTATTAAGAATGCCTGTTTGGGTAATATCAAACAATGTATGGCACCGAATTCTATACATATAGATATTTAGAGTAATAAAAAACCCGAGAATAAATTAATATTCCCGGGTCCTTGTTGTAGTAGTTTTACTAACTATTAGTTAGTGAAAGTTGCAGTTGCAGTTACAGCTACGTTTGCTGAAGTCCATGCATTTGACAAAGCGTTGTCAAGTGTAGTAGTTGTCCATGCAGCGACTGGGTATACAGCGATTGCAAGTGTATCGTCAGTTGCGTTTGTATACTCATAGATGTATACAGTTGCAAGCTGTTGAACAGTTTGGAATACTGCATTGATGTTGTCAGCTACTTGTGAACCGTTACCTGTGATGGTGAAGAAGTCAAGCTTTGGACCCTGAGGCTGTACAGTTACAGCAGAATCGATTGCTGAAGTTGAACCTTCGTTAGTGTACGAAAATGCGTCATAGTTCATTACTTGCTGGAAGTCACCATTAACTCTTGTGAATTGTGCCATTGTATTATTTCCTTATAAAAGTGAGCCGTAGCTCATATAAGTATTTATGCCTGTGTGCAAAAAATTCGGTTTTGAGTTACTTTTTCTTACCGAAATGAGCGGTACTAAAGCCGCCACGATTGACTAGTTTGACTAGACCGTTAGGGGTATTGAACACAAAGCCTTCTCCGCCTTGCTTATCCCCAATGGTTTGTTCTACCCCTTTAACTTGTTTTTCAAGCTGATTAGCTAAGTTATTCTTAAGTCCTGCTATTGCAAAGTATAGGTCAAATAATGCGTCAAGTTGTTTCTTGTTCTTAACAAGATATCCATCACCATCACCAATCAATGAGCGGTATTGTTTACCACTTACATTATTCTGTAACCATTGTTCAATTGGCAGATTAGTTTGATTAGTAGCGATATGTCCTAAGTATTTTTGTAGTGCGCTTCTTGCAACACCATCCATACCACCCAAAAACTCATCTAGTTTATTATTTTGTGCCAGTGCAGAGTTAACTGTAGATGCTTCGCTTTTAGGAATGGTTAGTGCAAAATCTATACCCATATTAGGAGTAAGAATAGCAACTTCTCTATTGCTCTTTAAGCCTTGACTATTCCAAGGTGAAGGAGTTGCCTGTGCATCTGCGTAATACTGATGAACTGCTACTCCGCCATTTGTTCCTGCAATAGTTTTACCTAACTCACTGTTAACTGGAATTGCATATTGTACGGTGTTTGGCTTAAACACAAACTTACCTTGTTGATTAGCTAGTTTATCAGCCCACATCAAGTCTCCCCAAAAGAATCCTTTACTGTTACCTACTGCTGCTTTCAATCCATTCCAAATACTGTTTAGCTTAGCGTATAAGTCAGGGCGACTCTTGCCTCTACTAGCATCGTATTGCTGCCAAAACTTAGGACTAGTACCGAAGTATTCAGGACCCTTATCAAACATATACTTGTCTGATACAGTGAATTGTCCTTTGTCGTTGTAGCCGAAGATAAGAGCAGGAAAACCGTCCCACTTGATTGTAAGTGTTTCTGGGTTTTCAATTACGTAGTACATTGAATCAACTGCATCTCTTGCTGCGCCTATACCACTGAACACTGAATCTTCAGGGTGAGGGGTACGTGGGTCTTTAGCTTCTAATAGAACTGACTCGTTTAACACTTCTGAAATTTTCATTTCACGATATCCAATAATGTTCTAAACCAATCAACCGAACCAACACTTTCGTTAATCTTGATATCTGTAGGTACACCCACATCTTTGATTACTGAGTTGTCTGCAAAGTCTTTCAAAATTACATTTACTAGATCGGGTGAATAGTTCTTATCCATTGCCTTTCTTAATGTCTCATACGAATACAAATCATCGGCTGAATTCAATTGCAACACTTTCGCAATTTCATTTGGATCTTTGTATGGCCCAGCGATGATTTTGTTATTATTTTTCTTAGTATACCCATCACCTTTCTTGTTAGGTTCAGGAGTTCTCACTATTCTGACTAAGCCGTCTGTGGGACTCCACATATAGCGTTCGGATTGTACTGATCTACCATCGCTAATCTTTTGCTCTGAATCTTTACGGTCTAAATGTGCTGCAATACTAGACACGAGAATGTTTCTAAACACGCCTTTGTACTTTGAATCTTTTTCATGTGGTGCATGATAGAATGTCTTCATCCAACCCGGATCACCAGGCATAAAGTCTACTTGAACGTATCCTGTTCTTGGCTTACCTTGTACTTGTTTGTTAGGATCGTAGTCAGCAATCTTAACTTTGGTCATGATCACTGAGCTTTTAGCAATGTCTAATACTTCCGGAATGCTTTCAAGCTTCTTCACGAACTCAGGAAGATCTTCAGGTTTGATATCTAATGCAACATCGATGTCGCCAGAAAATTCTTTCTTGCCTACGCTTCCGAGCGTGTTATTTTTGAGGTCAATACCTAAAATCTTTTCTAGCTTATCCAAAGTGGGTTCAATCTCATCGATGTGGATTGCTCCAACTCCGGGCATTGCACCACCTTCGCTCAATACTGCCATTTAACTAACTTTCTTGACCTGGTTAATTACTTCTTCTCGCTCTCTTGGTCTTAACGATGCTAGATCAGCCGCAACTTGCTCCGGCGTAACGTTCTTATTAGAAGCGGGAGCAGAGGCTGGTGATTGCATTTTGGATAATTCGTCGTTCATGCCTTTAGGCGTAGTTGGCGAAGATTTTGATAAAGCAAATGCAGTTTTAGCTAGTGTTTTAATTGCGTTTTTATAACCTGAAGGATAAGAATCGCCGATGGCTTGAATTAGAGGCAGTACTGTAGTTTCACTAGATTTCCAATCTACTCCGGTCATGTATTGGTTAAACCAGTCTAGCATAAACTGACTGACAGAACGTTGACCGCTACCTGCTTCTAAAATACTTTCAAAAAGTTGATTCAATTTAATGAATTTAGTTTCTGCGATATAGTATTTCTTGTTTTCAGTAATAACACATAGGCCCAAATCTTTCCAGGTCAACCCTACTGATTCAATTAACTTATTGATAAAGTAAATCTGATGAGATTCAGCCATTGTTTTGCCAGACTTAAGGTTGTTAATAGCAGCACTGGCAAAATTAGGATCGGCGCCTGCACGTTTGATGATACCTTCTACCCCCTTAAAGGCATTCTCCCACTCGGGTGAGCCTTGACGGTCTGCCATAGAGTTTACTAATTCTTTAATAAGAGCAATTTTTTGATTCTTGTCGGTAGTTTGGTTAATTGCTTGAGCAGCGCCCTTGACATAATTGTTGATAGTTTGCGTAGTTTGTTGTTGAGCTTTTTGACCAGCAACTGCACCTGCTGTTTTACTAGTAGCAGGAGCTGGATCGTCTGTAGGATCTATGTCTGCGGGATTTACTTGCGTAGATCCAGTTAATGGATCCTTTAAATCTGTGTTTACCAGTTGACCCTTAATTGCATTATCAAGTGAAGTGTAAGCATCATCATAGAAATCTTTCAGAAAGATGTCCTGAATCATCTGTTGTTTGGTGCCCTTTCCAGTAAATAAACCTTTTAGTGCTGCCATGGGCGTATCACCAAACAGTGCGCCGGCTACACTTTCATCAATCTGTTTCGGTTGACTAAATTCATTAATTTTCATTTTTCTTCCTCAAAGACTTTGTAAATCTAGCTTGATCTTTACTTTTGATTGCACTCAAAAGCTTCTTTTCAAGAAGTTCAGCCTTATCAGAAGGATATTGTTTCTGCATCAATTCAATTAAATTGATAGCACTAGTAATAATATTTGATGCACGAGATTCAATGATGTGGTTCATGTCTCTTGTGTCACCAAAAGACTGTAATTCCTCAAGCAGGCTTTTAGTTTTCTTTTGCATAGTAAGTAAGGATCCTATATTGTATTTATTCAACCTTTAGTTTTTCTTGAGAGAACTTAATAATGATTTTAACTTTGCTCCTTCAACATTTGATACTACTTTAGCTTCTGTAATCGGTAAATTATTAACTGTTTCGCTTACTGAACTTGTTGTTTTAATCTGACTTAGTAGCTGGTTAGGTGTGTGCGTGTGTGTTCTGCCTTCTTCCGGATCCTCATCTGTAATACGCATTGTTTCAATATTATATTCAAGGTCAATCTTTTGACCAACACCTGTAGAACTACGAGACTTCATACACTGAATCTGATACTTACCTCGTTCACGCATTGAACGTGACGTAAAAATACCGAACACATAGTCAGCAGTATTAATCTTACTAATACCACCTGCAATGTGAGAGTGATCGAATTCGATTTCTTCAACAGCCGAACGATTCAACTGTGATGCAGTGATGAGAAGAACACCGAGTTCCTTCGCTAGATTGCGAAGTTCTTCTGACACATATTTGTCCTTGATGAACTGGTCGTTTGGATTGACCTTAACACTGACCGGCATAACAAGGTCAAGATAGTCAATCATTACGAAATCAACTTTGATACCAGTCTGAATCTGAACTTCTTTGATATAAGCACGAATTGCATTGACATTGCTTTGTGCTGGCAAACCCTTAACACGATACTTGCCCATCTTTTTACCAGCCATCTTGACCTTTAGTTCAGCATCATCTAGATTTTTACGAATGTCTCTTGTACTCATGTTGGTCAACATAGCATCAGTGCGAAGTGAAGTCAATTCTTCACTAAGTTCTAGAGTAATATATACTCCACTCAAACCTTGCTGTAGCCAGTTAAGTGCAATGTTCATCATGACGAGTGACTTACCAGAACCAGAGCCACCTGCGAAGATATTAAGTTCGCCGCGACTCATTCCACCATACATGACTCTATCAAGCTGTGGCCAACCAGTAGACACCTGACCACCTGCATTAAAATACTTGTTAAGACGATCCTTAGGGTCAGCAAAGTAATCTGTACCCATGTCTCGCTGTAGACTGATTTGAACTGCGTCTTTGATTAGTTGTTCGACTGGGTCAAACTCGCCCTTCTCAAGCAAGTCTGCTGCTTTAAGAATTGCTCTTTCAAGTTCTTGTCTTTTAGTAAATGATTCAAATTCTTCTAAGAACCACTCATAGTGACCATCAGTCAAGTCTTGAATAGGTTCGATTGATTCGC